TCGAGCAGTGCGAAGGTCATACCCTGAACGCATTTCACGACCCGCGCGTTCCCACGCTTCTTCAGCGATCTCCGTGAAGTCCATCTCAAATGCAGTTGTTCCAGAGGTAGCCATCTATTTTTTCTTCGTTGTGGTTTTCTTAGCCGCTGCTTTCTTAACTGGTTCTTTCTTTGGTTCTGGAGCCGGTGTGGGCTGTAAATGCTCCAGCCTAGCCTTAGCCTCTTCCTCGCTCATCAGACTCGCATCTACTACGGTATACGTGCCGTCTTCGTTCTTGCTGCCAACTTGAAAGACAGGACGCCCGTCTGAAAAATTGCCGTTTTGAAAAACTTCTAGTTTATCCACTCTTACTACCTCTTACGTATAAGGTTTTCTTTCTACGGTTGCCCATGACTGCTCCGCAACCTTTGTGATTTTCACGGACAGGGCCACCTTCTTTTTTTCTAACTATACGCCTACCTTTCGCAGAAGCTGGAGATGTGCGTACCTTTGCTTTAGGCGTGTTAGATACCACCGTCTTACCTTTTGCCCCAGCTTTCTTCTTTTTACGTGCTGTGGTGGCTCGTTCAGACTGACTCAGCGACTGTGCCTTAGCTTTAGGTAGACAGCGATCCGGGTTCTTTTTGTCTTTCGACGTACCACATGGCCCCTTGATCTTACCATCGGTGCCGATACGTACCCATTGCTGTTCTCGCCACTGTTTAAGCTGACCCATTACTTTACCTTCCGCGCTCTACGTATGGCTTCTTTGCCACGTTTAGCAATGTCTGCTTGCGTACGTTTACCTGCTGCCTTAGCTCTTTGCTCTAGCACCGTAAGTATCTGTATCTTCCTAGCAAAAGGCTTATTTACCTTTTTTACTTTAGCCACCGTATCGCGGGCATCTTGAGCGGTTGCATACTTTATAGACACCGTATCTCTAGGATTCTCGTCCGTATACAGCCTGCGCCCGCTACCCTTTGGCTTCTTACCTGTACCTACCTTCGGATCTTTAGCCATTACTTCTTCTTTTTCTTGCTGCCCTTTGCGTAGTTAGGATCTTTGCAATACTTAGAAGCTGCCATGTTTGCGTATGCAGACGGGTAGGTATCAAACGTACGCTTGGCCCACGCCTTACCTTTCGGGCAGATCTTACCGCCCGACTTCACCTTACCGCCTGACTTGTAATAACGTCTCATCGCATCTTCGCTGGACGCACGCCCTTACGAGCGATACCGGCACCGCGAACCTTTTGCTTAGTTGCCCGCTTTTTGCCGCCTTTTACGCCGCCCTTAGTAGCCATCTTGGACTTCATGCCGCCTTTGGCGTAGCCCTTCGGCCCTTTCTTCATGCCGCCCTTAGAATAGCCTCTAGGGCCACCCGCAGCGCCCCCCTTAGTAGACATCTTGGACTTCATGCCGCCTTTCTTGAAAGTCTGACCAGTCGGTTTCTCCATTGCACTTGCTGGAACTTTTGCGGTAGCCATTCCGGGCATAAGCATACTTCTCATACCAGAGGCTTTCTTAGCAGGTGTTTTCTTTGTGTTGGCTTTTTTCTTCGCAGCAGCACTACGTCCACCTATGACGCCTCTACCTTGCAAAATATCGGCTTGCGTGACCTTGCCGTCTTTGTTCAGGTCTGGGAATTTACCCTTTCTCTTTACCTGATCGCCCTTCTTAAACTTTCTAGGCCCGCCCATAACACCGCCTTTAGTGCTCATCTTAGACTTCATCTTCATCGTCTTTCTCCGCGTACAAGTTATCAAACACTTGATTCACGTCCAGCGTGTAGTCCAGATCAGACTTGCTGTAGTGAATGTGTTGAGAAGGGCGAAAATCTGGTGCGCCTTCTCCCGTTTCAAACCAAGCGGGATGTGTCACCCGCACCCTATTGTTTGGTAGAGCTACGATGTTACCCGTCCACTCACCAGCATCCAGTAACTCCATCACATGACTCTGCTTGTGTTGTGCAGGGTCATCAGCAATCTCGTTGTTCGTATAGTCCACCGTGAACATATACTTCGCGGGGTACATTTCCCCGTCTATCTTTGCCAGCCAAGGGCATGGTGTAGCTCTATCAAGCACGTACACAGCGTGATCCCTCGAACTGCAATCCCAAGGCTGTGCTGCCCACACAGGCATAGGTTCGGGCCAATCCTCTAACGGAGTATCCCCCACCAACGCTGTAATCGGCATCCGTGCCCACATTGCACCTCCATGCACATTGGGTTCGTCTTCTTCGTCGTATGTTTCAGCTCCAGTAAAAATTACCTGAAAACTCAAACACCTAGTCGGCATTGTTGTTACTGCAATCGCCATAGCGTGAATAAACTCGCCATGATACTTTTCGTGATTATGGGTGTACTCTTTCCTCACCCAGCATTTGAAATACGGTACGTTGCTCTGCAAGTACGCCAACTAACACCTCCATCGTCTCCTTGCCTGCCGCAGCCTAGAATTAGGATCTGCTGCCGCTTTAGGAAATTGTTTCATTTGTCCGGCAGAACGTGCACAGAACGACTTTCTACGTGCTGCACGCTTTCCGGTTGGTTTCTTTTCTGTTACTGCGGTTTGTAGCTTACTACCGGGATTCTTGCGTCTATACGCCTTTACCCCCGCTTCAGTCATGCCTGCGCCAGACTTCGTAGGACGAAAGTTCTTTTTGTTGCGCTTAGGCATACCCCCCTTACTAAAAGAGGGGCAGCTTTCGACCTTCTTCTTGTAGTAGCTACGCACTATTAGAACTCTTTACGCATGTACAAAATAATCGTGTACGTATCTGCGCTAGTATGTCCTACCGTAGTAAAGTTAATGTCACCTGTCTTACCAGATCCTGCATTGTTAGTCAGACCACCAAATACAGTGTAGTCATGGTTGCCGCTTTGGTTTTCACCTAGCTCAATACAGAACTGGTCAGTGCTAGCATCAAACAGTATCTGCACTTTCATACCGATACACTGCCACCAGATGCGCTCTATCTTTACACCTGTGCATGTTTGCCCGTTCTGGCTAGTTTGCAAGCCACTAACGTCAACTTTAGTAACAGCAGATTCACCAGTGCCGTCCGATATATTGGTGAACTTCATCACCGTATGCGTCGGGCCATCAATCAGAGTCTGTGAGGTTACAGCATCAGCCATGATCGCCCCCTATTACGCTATTTGTACGTACTCAATGATGAACGTAAAAGAACCAGCGGTAGTTGCATCAACAGTATTAGTAATGTTGCAAAAAATAGTTCTTGCAGCAGAAGTATACTGAACAGAAGCGGGTGCAGTTGTGCCACTTTGGGTTTGTAAAACCAAAGAAGTAGTTGTGACGTTACCCACTACAACCGTAGTACCACCATCCAAAATCTCATCAGTCACTGCCGCAACAATCTGTGCGCCAGAGCTAGAAGTACCAACCTCATAACCTATGTCACCCGTACCAATAACTGGCGAGACATCACAAAAAATCTTGATGTCAGTAATGATTGTGTTTGCGGGCTGCGTAAACTCACCAATAGTCGGGCTGTCACCCGCCGTGGTGTTGACCGTAACGCCCGTAGCAAAGCCAACGTGCTTTACGTATTTGTTCGTAACAATACCAGTAGACGCAATGTCCACTACATCAGTGAATGCACCAGTGCTTGCGTTTTTTGAAACAACTTTGAACCCGTTCTCTGATCGGACGGGGCCGTTAAACGTAGTATTAGCCATTGTAATCTCCTGTCGTGGCTAGTGTCAGATGCGGGATGCACCTGTCAGGGATGAGATACTTATACAGTAGAAAAAGAAAAGGGGCAACAGTGTGCCCCTCTTCTTATGCAGCGTTTTACGCTCCGGGTGAACCGAAAATCCCAAGTGGGTCGGACACGCCAAAAGAATAACGCTCGCGGGCTTTATAGCGCGAGTTGCCCGTATCGAAGTCTGCATCCATAGATGTAGCCATCGGGGTACGAACAAAGTGCTTCAAGCCATTCGGTACGTCAGTGGTCAAGAAGAAAGCATCTGTGTCAGTCAGATAGTGATTGACTGTGTAGCCTTCTGGAATTGACCCATTGCTGCGGATCGCGTTCAAGTCGTTGTCAGCGGTTCCAACTCGACCTTCAGTCTCCAGCAAACGAGTTGCCACAAACATCAGATTGGGTGGGATGACCAGCTTACGAGGACGTGCTGCGATCAACAGACCACGCTCATCAGTCCAACCAGCGATCTGGATAACGGCGGCTTCCAAAGAAGTCTCGTTAAGATCAGCCGCGACAGCGGGACGGTTTGAGTTAGTGCCACCAGAAACAAGTGGGTGTGCAGTTGAACACAGAGTCTGTCCGTCACCGTAAGTGGTGCCAGAGGCAAACGCATTGTTCAAAATTGCAGCACCTTTAACCTGCTTGGTGTACGCCATAGCGCGTGCCAGAGCCTTCGTGTAACGAGCTGACAGCGAATCGTAGAGATTATCTTCGATTGCTTCCTCGGTAACACTAAAGCCCATAGCTATCGTCTCGTGCGTATAGCGAGCAGTAAATGCTTCTTGTGCGTTGTCATACTCAATGGCAGAACCTTCGTCCTTGACGGGTGCTGCGGAGAAACCTGACAACTTGGTTTCTTCTTCAAATGAGCGGTCAGAAGTCTCTGATTCAAAGATTTCTTTATGCTCTTCACCGTACTTAGCGTACTCCATTCCAAACAAAGCGTTTAGTCCGGGCAGGAGTTCTTTAAGTAATTGCGCTCTTGAAATAGCCATTTTACCTTACTCCTTATACGCCAGTGGTGTTGTCGAACGCATGACCTGCGTTCCACTTCACATAGGCTTCGGTAAACCCGCCAGAGCTGTTCTTGGTTTCTTGAACCAAGTCAACAATGCGGAAAGGAAGGGTGTTAGTGGTGGCAGACGAATCAGAAATACCAGAACGGGAGTTACCCGAAATACTATCCCCAGTGTTGTCTACACCAGCTACATTTGCGCCAATGTCAGTTATCGCCAAGTCACCAATCGTTGTGCCAGAAGACAAAACAGCGGCCTTGAACAAAACATCAGTTGCATCACACACATACGCTTCAATATCAGAAGCGGCGGTGCTAGCAATATAATTTTGCCTAAAGGTCTTTTGATTGGTGTTGGGATCGGTGTACGAAACACCCATGAAAACTCCGATTGGAGTCATAGCAGCGTCAAACGTATCACGTTCAACGGTGCCTCCGGTCACTAGCTTAACAGCGTCCCCATAGAAGATCGCGGTTCCGTAGCCACTAGCAATACTGTAGTGCCGTACGGTACCCACATAAGGTACACCACTTAACAGTTTGACCGGAACAAGCCCATAAGGGCCACTTACAGTAGGATAAGCCATTTTAAGCTCCTATTAAGTTCCATTGCCAAAAGTCACCTTTGTCTTTCTGTCGTTAAACAAAGGCATACGTGCGTCATTTTCACGCATCAGGTTGTTATCCACAGACTGTATTTGGTTTCTAGCTTGCTGTTCATAGTGCGCGTTTCTCTCATCTGCAATCTCTTGAGGTACTTTGCACAGCATGAGTCCGCCTTGGACGATGTTATCAGCAAACTTTTCTTGCTCCACGTTCAACACTGTGAACTGTGGGTAGTCTTCGGCCCTTACGGGTTCCCAACCTTCGCGTAGTTTTGAGGATACGTTAGTGGCATCTACCTGACCTAGCATAGACACACGAACCCAACGGAACACATAACCATCTTCGGGTTCAGGGGTAGGTAATACCTCTGGACGCTGCCAAGATCGTTTACGAGTTTCCGCTTCACGAGTTACATTGTCTCGCTTGATTCTATTTTCAGCCATTAATTTTTCCTCGCTTCTAGTGCAACCTGTCTGGCGTATTCTTCCAGTGGTACTCCAAGCCGTTTAGCAAGTGCAACCTGTGTTTGCGATAATGTCACCTTTTTAGGTGCTGTGCTCCGCGTAGCGGGTGCAACCACATTCGGTTGTTGCTTTCGTTCTTCTCGTGCCTCTGAAGGGACTTCTCCGAAATAACCGGGGAATACCTCTCGCATACGGGCGTCAATGCGCTCGTAGTATTCTTCGTTTTGAGGACTTACGCCCTCTTTAATCAATTTATGATGCACTCCATATGCAAAACTTTGCATTTCGGGGTCTTCATCAAACCAAGGGTTAGCTGCTCGCCACTCTTCGGCCCTGTTATCACGAGTATATTGCGGTGTAACAGGTTCTTGTGTGTCTTGTACAACAGTTTCTTCATCCTGTAAAGCCGGTATCTTAAAATTATCTAGCTTATCGGACTTTATCTTTGCACTGGTTAATTTATCTTGTGCTTCGAGCACTGCCTCTGAGTCACCACTATCATACGCTGCTTTATAAGAGCGCTTAGCACTTTCCATCTCAATGGCTGCATTACGTTTTGCCTGCTCAAGTAATGCTTCTTGATTTTTAGTTACATTACCTTTTAGCTCTTTGTTTTCATCAACGAGTCTTTGCGCTAGAGCCTCTAGCTCTTGTCGCTCTCTGAGGGCGGCTTCTTTTGCTCGCCGCTCATCGTGGTAGCCTTTACTAAAGTGCTTAATCCGGTTACGCACTTTTTCAGAGTAACCTTCCAGCTCTTCATCTGTAACGTCAGACGGTGGTTCAGATGGCTTGCGGTTACGATCAACCTTTGGCGTGTCATCCACAACCTCAATGTCCAGCTCATCTGGTTCTGTTTTAGCCTCAACTTCAGGTTCGACTGGAGTATTTGCATACTCTTCCGCAGTTTTTTTACCAGAAAGGTCAATCTCAACTTCACCAGAGTCCTCCACTTCTATAGAAGTATTCTTCTCTTCGTCGGGAAAACTATACTCAACTTTTTGAAACGGCATCTATCTTCCTTACGCTCGTGATACACCACGGGGATCTTCTACAACAGCTTCAATAGAATCATCATTCATCAGACGATACTCTACGTCACCAACCTTAAACCTAGTGCCAGAATTAGCACGAAACATAACGTAGTCACCTTGCTTACACCAAGGCCCAGTAGGGAACCTCTCAGCGTCATTATAGGCTTGTTGTCCCATATCCATTACAAGGCCAATGATTGACATGACGTATTCTTGGTTTTTTGTAGTATCAGTCTTTAACAGGTCAGTGCCGTCAAAGGTTTCTTCAATCTGCGGTAGTGCAACCAACACCTTATAGCCCACAGGCACAGGTAGTTGTGCTTCCAACTCTTCAACTGTATCAACAGCTTCACTCATCGTCGTACTCCATTTTGCGCGAGAGGTCATCTACATAGCCCAGACAGGTTTCGAGACCTCGAATTAAACCTGTGGTTTCCTTATACATGGAGAAGTCTTTAGCCCCTCCACTACTGAGAAATTGTAGTGCAGAATCCTTATCGGATTCGATTCGTTCTTTTAGCACGTCTAAGACGGTTACAGCCATTATTGGCCTCGGTTGTTATTGGAGTCCTTTATGGTCTTGAGTAAATCAAGATCCAACTTTGTATTGTCCTTTCTGCGGTCTGCGGCAAGTTTAGCGCCTGCTTTCTGTGCGTCAATTTGTAATTCTTGTTGTTTTATTGCTAATTCAGCTTGATCTATTTGAGCGTCTTGCATGTTCTCACGCGCTTTTAACTCTAGCTCTGCCTGTTTAAGTTGTGCGTCCAGTTGGTCTTTAGCTGCTTTACGTTGTACTTCTTGTTGTTTGATTTGTAGTTCTGCCTGCTGCATCTGTACAACGGGATCTTGTGCTTTCTGCTGTGCTTGCTGCTGCGCCACTTGCTGCTGTTTCTGCTGTGTAAGTTGCCTACCTGCGTCAGCCACCAACTTAGCAAGATTAACCTCAACTTGCTCGGGCAACTCTTCGTTCGGTGGGGGCAACGGTGCGCCCAGCTTTTCTTCCATCTGTTTGCGGTAGTTGAAGCCAAGGTGTTCTGCTATGTGCGCGTGTAATGCTGCCATAATCGGCTTGGCCTGTGGGTTTTGCCCTATCATTTGCATCATTACTGGATCTTGCATAAACGCTTGGTGCGTTGCGATATGCGCCTCGTGATCTTGATAAATAAACGCTTTCAACGGCTTACCAACCAACGCATCCATATTTTCACTTACTGGATCTGTAGGTTTAGCATCATCGGTTGTCGGAACAAGTTTGTCTGCGTTCTTAACCCCCAACACTTCGATCATCTGTCTATGCAGTTGAGGCAAGTTATAAATCTGGGGTGCAGACTGCGACATCTGCAATACCGCTTGATACTGCACAACCCGCTGAGCCATCGTAGAACTGTTCGGGTCGCTGACAGGTATAACATCAACCGACATATAATCTGCAACGCGAGCACTTACTTCACCACGTACCGGCTCGTACGCATACTCTTCCGGCGCATGTTCCGCCATGATTGCTTTTAAGAGCTTAAACTCCTGCTTCATAGCGTAGTGAACACGGGCCTGTACCGCAGCCATGGGCTTAAGCGTGCGCTCTAACAACGCCAACGTAGTACCCACCGGCGCGTTCGCAGACATATCAGAGATGTTCATATCGCTGATAGCGCCTAGCCTACGACCTTCATTTGTAATTCTTTCTAGTAACGCAAGTAGCGTTTGACTCGGTTCTTTATAAGGAAGCGGTAGAATGTTGTCGCGTATGCTACCAGACGGTACATCAACGTCCTTAAACTCTCCGGGTTCAATCGGCGTGTCGTCACCTTTGATCCGCAACCCACGAGACTTCAGACCCCCCGGCAAATTAGCTAGCGTGCCAGCGTCCACCAGTTGCCGTATAATAGACGTGCCCGCCTTAGCGTACCCCCCTATGATATGAATAAGGCCAAGCCCATAGAACCCAAATCCCGGCACATACACATAGTGTACGAAGTGTTGCCGCTTCAACATTAACGAGTCATCGGGGTTCCAGTTTCGGCGTATAGAGAGAATCTGATTTGTACCGCGCTCCAATGTCACCACGTACGGCTTGGCTATCTCGTCGTCATCTTCGTCAACACCATCAATAACCAAATCGGCGTGCACTTCGTATAAAGAGTAGCGATCATCGTCTGTCAGCGAGTAGCCACCTTCCTCTGCCTTACGTTCTTCTATATCTGTGTGGTATGCCTGCGGTTCGCCCAGTTCTACTTCTCTGTAAAACCCACCAGCCTGTAACTTTTTTAACTCGTTCTTAGTCTTACGCATGATATGCGTAACACGTTCTGCGGTTTCAATGTGTGAAGCGCCATAGGGCACGACCACATCTTCCGCAGGTATGTACATGGCGACCTGTCGGCCTATGTTCGGATCAAAATACACTTTCTTAAACGCACTACCAGCCAAGCCAAGGCTATACAACAAGCGCTCATGCTCTGACCTGTACTCCACCATGCGCTCGGTCAGTTCGTAGTTCATATCCGCTTTTACGCGGTCTGCGGCTTCTTCCTTGTCTTTATTTTCTTCGCCAAGAATTTTGACTTTTACCGGCCCAGCGGCAGGGAACGTCTCAGACATGGTTTCTGCTTGGAAACGTATAGCTGCTTCAGCGAGGACTGTGGAGTACACACCACATGCACCATCCCATGGCTCAGTACGCTCTTCATACTTGAAGCCCAATACATCCAGACCTTTAACAAAACTATCGGCCCAGTCTTTACGGCTATCATAATCGGCGGATACAAGTCCTACTAACTCATCAGCAAGTTCAGCCAACACACTGTCTTCCAGTGCTTCAGCTAGATTTGCGTCAAAGGGAAGCATGTCTGTGGGTTCTGCGTCGGGGATAATAGTGATTTCCACACTACCGTCACTCATGGTCACCATCTCAGGATCGACAATCTCAATCTCCAGATCAGGTGTTTCTTCATCTACACCTGCATCAATACCTTCGGGTGCCGCATACAAACCTTTTTCTATAGCCATAACTTATCTCTAGTAGAATCCGCTTCCACGTCGTTTGAAATACTGTGTTTCTTCCGGCTCGTCTGTCGGTAGCCTGATAAATCCACCCTGTCTAAAACGCATGAGTGCCATGACCGTTGAGTCAACCAAGTCATCATGACTCATAAACGGAAACCCAGCAATCTCCTCAACCACCTCTTCTGCCCATCGTGTAGGAGGAACCCACACCAAACCAGACGCGACAATATCAGATACTGAGTTAAGACGTGCAAGTTTATCGCCTGATCCCCTGTGCGGCGTATATTCTGAAACGGGTAACCCCATACGCCTCATCTCTTGGTACAGCGCCGTGCCCGATGACTTTTTCTCTACGATGAACGCATCAGGCTCCCACTCAGAGTATTCCTCCATCGCCATGTCTTTTAGCTCTGGAAACTCCATGCGCTTCTTTATACTGTTTAGCAGGATGATATTATAGTTGTCTGTCTCCTCATACAGAAACACACCCCACGTAGTGAGCGCCGTGTAGTCCGCACGGTTGTGTTTTTCTGCTGCCGCATCCAGCGACATAATAATGTATTCGCAGTTAGGTGGATTCTCTTGATCCCATATCTGCCACCACTCACGTTTGACCAGTGCGGCCTCTTCTGCCGTGGGTGTCTGCTGATACTGAGCGTTCCACTGGAATGTCGGCATGGATGCCTTGGTTCGCAGTAGCGCCTCTAGGTCAAAGAACTCAGGCCATAGTGGTTTTTCTACGATCTCCTCTGTTTCCTCGTCCTCAATCTCCAATATGGCGGGAAACTCGACTACCTCGTACTCATCTGCTCTGTCGTTCTGCACCATATCGCGTGTAACACGCCCAGTGAGGTCATCCATGTGCCATCGGGTCTGAATTATAGCCACACGGCCCCCCGGCATCAGACGAGTACGCGCTCCAAACGTGAACCATTCGTACGCTTTTTCAAAAACAGTAAAATTACCGTTAATTACGTCCTGTTCCGAGTGCGGATCGTCTACTAAGAGTAAATCAGCGCCACGACCAGCAAGAGCAGAGCCAATACCACACGCATAATACTCACCACCGACGTTTGTGTTCCATCTACCAGCTGATTTTGAGTCACTTGCGAGCTGAACTGTAGGAAAAATGGCTTGATACGCCTCCGTAGAGATAAGATTTCGCACTTTTCGACCAAAATCTACTGCTAAATCAGTGGTATGCGACACCATCATCACTTTTTTATTAGGATTGCGCCCTAAAAACCATGCCGGAAAGAAAATAGAGACAAGTTGGGACTTACCGTGGCGTGGTGGAATGTTTACACAGATGCGATCTTTCCTACCTTTCTCAATATCCATGAGCATATCTGCCAACATACGGTGATGTTTGCCCACAATATAGTCAGGTTGCATTTTTTTGCAAAATTCTATCAGGTCATCGTACGCCGCTTTGTTGGATTTACGGACTTCCAACTCATCAACGATGCGATTTATCTCAATAACCTCTTCGTCGCTAAAGACTTCTAGGTTATTAAGCATCTGCTCGACTTCTTCTTCGCTAAAAGAAGGTATAACAGGGCTGACACTAGGCATCGGTGAGGCCAAGCTCGTCGTCTACGTCAAAAGAACTTTCTACGTACTCACCTTCTACCACTTCTTCGTCGGGAGTTATTAGCTTCTCCAGTTTCCCACGTAACTTATTACGCAGATCATCTGTGGACTGATGCGTGACCGTTACCTCTGACTTCTCTGCGAACAACCCCACATCAGAAATTTTACCCAGAAGCTCCAACGCACGCATACGTATGCGCGGGTCGTCGTTCTCGGACTCTAATAAAAGTTTATTTGTTACGAGGTACCTAATCTGCACTGCACTTTCTGCAACAGAATGCCCAAACTCTTGCAGTATGTTGTTTGTTAAAACAAGGGAGGCAGGGGTAAGCGCCGCCGCTTTCTTCGCAGTAACTTTGCGAGAAGTCCTATCAGGATCATCAGCATACGCAATAGCAATTCGTGCAGCCGTATCTTCATCTTCTGATGTGGGTTCCAAGTCCAATCCGTGTTTGGAAAGCTCAAGCGCAGTATTACATGCTGCTTCCGCTCGCTCTTTCAGATCCATATTCGGCAAATCGTCAGTAAACGGCACGCCGATTTCGGGTTCGATAGATAAAGGCATAGGCATGAATTGTGTCGCTGGCTGGTAGCCGTTGGCGAAAATATACACAAAAAATTTTTTCAGGGGGACTTTTATTTTTGGGGTGGGGGGGTTCCTGTGTAGAGGGGGGTGGGGTACCGAAACTCAAAAAATTGCTGAAAGTTCGTGCAGATTAGTAATACAGAGAACTGCTAGGAGTCACAAGCTGTGCGCGGGGGGTCGGGGGGGTGTGGTGTTTCGTTAGTGTCTAACGTGTTAGACATTGGTATTAAATGCCATTTTTTGCATTTATCTGGTGACTTGCTACTATGTATTGGTCGCCAGCGATGGCGGCATTAACTAAAACTAATAGGAGAAGTACCATCAGTACTTATAACAACAAGCAAGCAATGGCCGCAGTTCGTAAATTTAGCAACGCGGAGGCGCAAGCCAATGATGCGGCGCGAGAGTTCGTCGAAAGTGGTGGTAAATCAGTATGGCTCGCCGATAGCGAAGTTCAATTCGCACGGCTGAAAGAGTCGGATCCGACTAACCCAGTCAAATGGAAGGACTTTCATCAGGCGATTCTACAATCACGCGGCGATCGCGCTTTTATGCTCTACAACAGTGATCCCAAGGCATTGTCCGACGACGACAAAGCCGAAAGGCGAGCGGTTCAGAAAGGCATGAAACAATACACTTCCCGATTCATCGGGCGAGTGAAGACGATTGAAGCCGCACTAGTGGCGGAGGCGAACGGCGAGAAGGTAATACGCAAAACGCGCCCAGTGCTGGAACGGCTGAATGAGCACGCGGATAAAGCGAAAGGCATTCTTGAAAAAGATGCTCAAGCCGAGGCTCCGCAGATCACCGGCGAGGATCGAGCAGCATGGGCAGCATGGATCGCCGCCAAGCCTAAAGGCTAACCACTAACCAATCAGCCTCGGTCAGCATTTGCTGATCGGGGCTTTTTTTCGTCCCGACCTTGTGAGGCCAGTTCCTAACGTAGCGTTGCGTGGCGAATCGTAGCGTGGCGAACGTACCATAAGAAGTTACGAAATCAGTTCCTAGCGTAGCGTTGCGTATCGCGTACTAGCATAGTGTCTAACATGTTAGACATTGGCAGAAGTTGAATGTGCCTTTTTGCACATGGGTAATGTTCCATAATGTTCCCCGTTTGTGCCCCTAATGTTCCCTTTTTTTTAGGCAAAAAGGAACAAATGACAGGTGTCGTACGATTGTATCTGGTGGTATCTGGCGTTAACTGCATATGCGTTCAAAGGGTTTTCTTTGTAATGTTCCTTTTTTAAGAAAATATATATATACGGTAGGATTTTGAAGGTACACAAAACGCTTTTGTTCCCTTTCCTCCCTCCCTCGCTGGCAGGTATTCAAATCCTCAAATTTTGGAACAATGGAACATTCGAGGTTTTTCAATGACTTACCCACCACCACTACGGAACATTGTGGAACATTACACCCGTAGCTATCTCACACTACCTCTAAATACCAAAAAGTACGAAACTTAAACACTTGACATCGGGTACCAGATATGAGATAATGCGTTAATGGATGGGACGTTACATATTGCTTTGACGGGTTTCGTCGCGCCCATAGAAAATAAAATGTCTAACACGTTAGACACAAACAAAGGAGGCCGTATGCCAAGACGATACAAGCCAGTTCGCAAGCCACGCCGTATTCGCGTGTTCAAGCCGATGACGTTGCAAACCATCGAATCGCAACAGCAGCCAACTTCTGGTTCGCGTGTGAAATATCCGTCGCATGTTGGCGCAGTAATCAATCACGCGCTAACGGGTTACGACGCAAACGACAGAGACAACCGGGACGGACAGAAGAACAATCTGTTCACTGTGTCCATCCCATACAACAAAGGTGCGTATCAGGTCATACCTGATGGCGACATCGAACACATTGGGAGATGAGTATGTGTGATGACGAAGAACTTTTTGTGATGAAGGTGCGTGGGTTCCTAAACGCAGTTGAGTGTGAGGAGAATCTGAAAGCTAGTGGTGCCGATAGACGTTTGTTTTTCATGTGGTTCACCGAAGAGGAACGCGAACGACTACTGACTGATTACGAGCATCACTTGGATAACGAGGAAGAAGTTGATTATGTCTAACGTGTTAGACCCTTGTGTGCTTTGCGGTATGCCGATCAAGCCACAAGCAAATGGATGGGCAGGTGGGCATAACGCTCAGCCTATAAAAGAAGGCCAGTGCTGTGACGTGTGTCACCCGCTGGTCATAACTAAACGGATGCTCGACAGCGTCGGGTTCAATAAGGAAGGAGAAGTAAGTGACTTTTAATTTTGATGAAGTAGCGGTGCATGTGGAGCGGAACCATCTACAACGCATCGTAACTAGCTATGTGCCAGCAACAGACACCAAGTCGGCAAAGATCAAGGCCATCAACACGATGGGTGAGAAAGGCGACGAGGTGTTGGTCGAGGTCAGTGGGAGTATGGATTTGCAGGACTACCACGACTTAGCTGCCATGCGTATGGCTGAGAAACTGGATTGGATACCGAAGTATTACTTGCTACGGGCCATAACGAACTGGGGTGTCCTAGACAAAGACGAAATGCCGCTAAGCGGTTTCATTTATTTACTAAGAGAAAGGAGATAGACATGTCAGATAGTCTAACATGTTCGACATTACCAGAACTGCCATCGCAGGCTGAGATCAACGTACCGTCCTTGGCAAGTGCTGCCAAGCTGGTCGAACTGAACGTCTCAGCATGGGACGGTGTGATAACCGACGATGACGTTTCGCAGAAGGTCGCAAGTGACAACAATGCCGATTCTAATGCAGGTACGTACCGCAAGAAGCTATTTGCCGGTAACAAGTTACTCAAAGAGATACACAGACTCAAAGGCGCTGCCCGTAACCATGTGTATTACCCGAGCACGATGCCATTCAAAGACCGTGGGCCACGCATGATCTCGAACGCTGCGTACCCTGACTTCTACACGGAGATCACGTCGGTCAAGCAACAGTTCGATGTCAAGGTCGAAGAGTTCTTGAGGGACTATGACCTGTTCGTAGATCAACAGCGCGGTGTGCTGGGTGATCTGTTCAGACCACACGAATATCCAAGCAGAGATGCCATCAGAGACAAGTTCAGTATGCAGATATTCCAGACTCCGTTTACACACGGTGAACACTTTGCCGATGACATCTACGACACGGCACTCGAAGAGACGCGCAAGCAGTACGACAACCACATACGTGAGAACTACGTAAACGGTATGAACAAGATACTGGGCGAGCTGCGTGGGTACTTGGAGAACATGGTCGAGAAGCTGACCGACGAGGAAGACGATTACGGTTTGTATATCAGTGACTCTTACAAAAACAGTAAGAACAAGATATTCCGTGACACTCTTGTGCCGAATGTACTCAAGGCCGTGAAACTTGTTAAGGCGTGTAACCTTGTTGGTGATACGCGGATCTCAGCACTTTGTGACCGGCTGGAGAATGATCTGTCGCGGGTCACACCCGAAGCACTCAGGGACGATCAGTTCTTGAGAGCGCAAACCAAATCCATGACACAAAACGTCATTGATAACCTTCCATCACTGGAAATTTGATAACAAAACTAAGGAGACCATTATGAGTTTAGCTCAAGATATGTACGCCGTTTCACTAGAACAAGGCGTAGACGCAATCGCTGCAACAGGCAGAGAAGGAGACGGTGGCATTGTCTACCTTGCCGAGGGCCATATGGGTACGGGCAAGACTTCGATGCTCAAGATGCTGGCTAAGAAGTTCCCGAAGAACAAGGCGATCTTGTTCGACTGCACCACCAAGGACTTGGGTGATCTGATGATCCCCAACATCAAGCTCAACAACGAAGTGTCATACGTTAACTTCGCAACAAACGAAGAGCTTGGCTTGCACCTCGACGGGCCAGTCACTCTGTGTCTTGACGAGTACGGCAAGTCAAACCCATCAGTCAAGCTGGCGCTGCTCGGTGCGATGCAAGAGCGGATGTTTGCAGGTAGGAAGTTACATCCTGACTCAATCATCTTTGCGACGACTAATCTGGGTGCCGAGAAGGTCGGTGACTTGTTACCACCACATGCGTGTAATCGGATTGTCCGAATGCGGATACGTAAGCCAGACCATATGGAGTGGGTTGCGTGGGGTGTCGAGAACGGCATTGACCACACTGTACTTGGCTGGGCCAAGGAGACCCCGCAGTTGTTCCAGTCCTTCGAGGAAGTGCAAGACCCTAACGACAATCAGTACATCTTCCACCCCAAGGCGAAAGAACGTACATCGTTTGTCACACCGCGCTCACTGGAGAAGGCGAGTCACATCGTCAAGAAACGTGAGGAACTGGATAGCTTTGTCATAACAAGTTTATTGACAGGGATCATCGGTGACCGTGGTGCACAGGATCTGGCGGCGTTCGTCAAACTGGCTAACGATCTGCCATCACTGGAGTCAATCAAACAGGATCCAGAAGGTGCGCTAGTGCCAACGACTCCATCGGGCACTTGCATGGTGGTGTATCGAACACTGGGTTCCATCGAAAGATCTTGGACTCCGGCATGGTTCACATACATGAAGCGTCTTGACAAAGAAGCACAAGGTTACTTCATCAATGGGGTTCGAGATAAGAACTACGACGAAAAGCGCCGAGAGATCGTTGTGCAGGATGCCGGTTACGGTGAATGGTGCAGCAATAACTCTTGGATGTTCACAGCCGATAAGGTGTAAGGAGATAACATGTTACTAGCAATAAAGATAACGGAGGAGCAACGGCTCCAGAAGTGTGTCGTAGATATTATGCGACACCCGCGCTACATGTGGTCAGCTGGTGTGCTGATGCTGGGCAAGCTGGAGGTTGTCGAAGACATACCCACGGCTCGCACCAATGGCGTCGATGTGCAGTTTGGACGTGCGTTCATACAGTCATTAACTGATGCACAGTTACGGTTTGTGCTACTGCATGAGCTGTATCACAAGATATACAAACACCTCACCACATGGCGGTGGATGTATGACAAGGATGCAGAACTGGCTAATGCGTCTTGCGACTTCAACATCAACGGCAAGCTGGTGGACGAAAACAAAAAGCCAGACTATCGGATCAACGGCAGGATGGAGCAGTTCGCTACCATGCCCACCAATGATAACGGTGAACGGATAGGTTTGTTTGACGAGAAGTACAGAGTCAAAGATGGCTGGCTGGATTCCTCTGCTATCTTCAAACGGCTATATGAAGAGCGCCGTGGGGGTACGGGTACAGGTACAGGTAAAGGTGCTGGCGGTAACGGTACAGCCCCCGATGAAAATGTTGTGGTGGGCAGAGGTGTCCCAACAAATGGTCAACCTAGTAACGAGTTACCACAAGGCTTTGACGAGCACGACTGGGACGGCGCACAAGAAGTACCCGCAGACGAACAGAAAAAGAATGCGCGTGAGATTGACGAAGCATTACGTCAGGGCGCTATGGCGGCAGGCAAGATGGGGTCAGGTGGTAACAGGTCACTCGAAGAACTACTTGCACCACAGATAGACTGGCAAGAAGTGATGAGAGCGTTCGTCAACGATGTGTGCAGGGGCAACCACTTCTCAACATGGAAGAGGCCCAACCGCAGGTACATCGGCGCTAACATCTTCATGCCCAGTGGTATATCAGAGACCGTTGAAGATCTGGTGTGCAACATCGACACATCCCTGTCGATACGGCAGTGGCACATTACCTTGTTCTTATCAGAGCTAGCCGACTTGTGCGAAACAGTCAGGCCGAATCGGGTTCGGCTGTTGTACTGGGACACTCAAGTTTGTCGTGAAGAGATCTACGAAGGTGAAGAAATAGATAGCATCCGCACGTCAACAAAGCCAGAGGGTGGCGGTGGCACAAGGATAAGCTGTGTAACTAATTACTACAAAGAGCATGACATCAGGCCAACCGCGTCCATCGTCTTTACAGACGGTTACTTGGGCGGTGAATGGGGTGATTGGGATACACCGCTACTGTGGTGCTTACTCAACAACAAAGCTGCCAAGCCACCCATCGGCAGTTACGTACACATTGATGAGAACAAACTTTGAAATGTCTAACACGTTAGACCTAACTGAAACTAGGAGAAGATAGATATGTACACGCATGAGAGTGCTTTTTTCACACACAAGACTCACTTAGGACAAGAGTGGGATGTGACCCAACCAATCACAGACGAACGGACAAACGTGCGTATGTCCCACGCTTTCGCCAAAGACTTGAAGGACGAGATGCGTTGGGTGAGCTTTCGACAAGATCGCAAGTATGCGGACAAACTATGGGTTTGTGACGATAGCCCGTTCCCTCTGGGGTTTATTGCCTACGGTAATTACACCGACGCTGGTAAGGGAAGCAAGTATGTAGTGGGTTCCCGCGTCATTGAGAACAACAAGTATGCTTCATACAGTAACCAGCACTGGATGCTGATGAGTAAGAACAAGGGCACGGCACTGCGAAATGCCAAGCGGTATCTGCGAGGCTGGATTGCAGGTGAGATGGCTGAAGGAAGTATTCAAGACTTCCAAAGAGCAAGGACGAAGGTGGTCGATGAGCTTAAAGGAGAGCTACGCGAGCACAAAGGAGAGATGTCGTTGATAGCCAACACGTCAAAAGACAATACTGCTTACGACATGCTCAAGAGACTTATGCACCACATACCCGAAGACAGTGAGATATACAGACGGATGCAGAAGTGCACAGAGCTTGAACGTGAGATAGGCGAAGACCAATCTCAAGATGTCACGGCTACGTTTGTTTGCATCAAAGAACCTGTATCCGGTCACCCAGTACTGCACACGGTGGTGATACCGCCAGATGTGGTGAACGGGGGGTATTGGAGAGCGCACCACCCTAACTATTTTCAATCTGATCATATCAACACGACTATTGATGGCGGTAAAAAAGCTGACCAGTTCTACCATCTAGCAGAGTTTGTTAACAGGTTAACCGTGCTGGAGGCTGGCACGTATGTGCGCGGCGTTGGTATGAAGATTAGCGAGGATATGTTCTATGTCCACACCACCGTATGACGAAGCTAAGCATGGTTACTATGAAAGCCTATCTATGGTTCAGGACATCGCAACAACGCTGGGTAACCAGAACAAGTTAAGCCATGATGGGCCAGTCTATCATGTAAATGCAGATCCTGAGTACGACTGGTGGAAAGTGTTGTGTATTGGTATCGAATGTGTTGACAACGACTATACTGGTACATACTATTCATCGGACGAACTGCCGGAAGAACTGAGAGATAAGATACTCAGACTTTCGGTTCTGGAACCACAAACGCCACAGGTAGCGGGGGTCGGACTTCGGTCTGGCCCCACAACTTTCTGGGTGTTTAGCGATGTCTAACGTGTTAGACATTTTCAAGAGAAGGGGACTGTCATGGCAAAAACGCCAGAGAAGAAAGTTAAGGACAAAGTAACCTCTGTCCTAAAAAGCATCGGTGCGTACTATTTCTACCCTGTATCGGGTGGATATGGTCGCAGCGGGGTGCCCGACATCGTTGGGTGCTATCAAGGTAAGTTCTTCGGTATCGAATGCAAAGCAGGAGCGGGGAAACTAACCACGCTCCAAACCAAAAACTTACAAGAGATCCGTGCTTGTGATGGCATCGCCATGGTTGTCAATGAAGACAACATACATGACGTGCTAGCTGAGCTGACGGAAACCACAACAAACCCTAACCAGTTAGAGTTTAATTTTTAATTAGGAGACCACAATGGCGAATGGAACGAAAGCAGCGAAGCTGCGTAGGTATTTTAAGAAAAACCCCGAAGCGACAACTAAGGAAGCTGCGGCGTGGGCAAAGTGTAGCTACGGGAACGCTTGGACGATCAAGCAAGAGTTCTGCAAGAAAGCGGCGACGAGCGATCCCTTTGAAACCAGCGCCCGTACATTTAAGCGTGTGGTGAATGATGCTGGGGTTACTGCACTTGAGCTTTCACACCCTCCCACACCCAAATATGCAAACGATAGCAGGCAGGATCTTATAAACGAGTTACCACAAACACTGGTACAGGACGACAAACACGAACCTGTAACTAGTGACGGAAGCACTGCGTCTTACTACGAACTGCCTACTGAAGCAAAAGAACTCCAAGATCTTATCTCTCACAAAAATATGAACGCACAGATCGGAGAGATCTTTCGTGCTGCGTATCGTTATGGGCAATCGTCACACAGTGATATGTTACGTGATGCAAGAAAGATTAAGTTCTATGTCGATGCTGAGATAAAACGTCTCGGGGGATAACCTATATGACGGATAAAAAAGAACCGCTAAAGACTTTCTACGTAACCGTCGAAGAGACCATCTCAGTGCAGGTGGCAGTGGAAGCGAAAAACGAAGAAGAAGCGCGATACCAAGCCATAGATGACTGCGGCACGATAGTTCGTATACCCATAACCACAGGTAAAGCTGTTATAGCTATATCTGAGAGGGAGCGGGTGTAGTGGATTTGATTACACTCGACTTTGAGACATACTACGACAAAGAGTTTTCTCTTAGTAAGTTAACAACAGAGGAATACGTCCGTGACCCGCGTTTTGAGGTCGTGGGCGTAGGAGTAAAGGTAAATAATGGCAACACGGAATGGGCTTCTGGAACACGCGAGGAACTTCAAGAATACCTTGACGGGTTTGACTGGGCTAATAGCATGGTGCTGGCTCACAACACTATGTTCGATGGCGCTATATTGTCTTGGCTATTTTCTGTTCGCGCTAGGGTTTATTGCGATACTCTTTGTATCGCCCGTGCTTTACATGGGGTGGAAGTTAGTGGAAGTCTCAAAGCGCTATCCGAACGCTATCAGATAGGTGTCAAGGGCACAGAAGTATTAGATGCGTTGGGTAAACATCGTGAAGACTTTACTGAGGACGAGTTGGATAGTTACGGGGACTACTGCATCAATGATGTAGAGCTTACCTACAAGCTATTCAACATCTTCTTACGCAATGGGTTTCCAAAGAAAGAGTTGCGGGTCATCGACTGCACGTTGCGGATGTTTATAGAACCGATATTAGTTTTGAACTGCAAGCTACTGGAGGACAACCTGTATGACATCAAACGATTCAAGGATAACTTGTTAGCAGAAGCGGGTGTATCTGACAAAAAAGAGCTGATGAGTAGCGATAAGTTTGCTGATCTGCTTAGAAATGCGGGTGTCGAACCCCCCATGAAGGTCAGTCCCACGACAGGCAAAGATACCTATGCGTTCGCTAAAACTGATGAAGGATTCAAGAGCCTTGTAACGCATGAGAACTCCAACGTACAGGCACTTGTTAACGCACGTTTGGGCTTGAAAAGTACCTTGGAGGAAACTCGTACTGAGCGGTTCATAGATATAGCGAAACGTGGCACTTTCCCAGTTCCAACAAAATACTACGCAGCGCATACAGGCAGATGGGGTGGTGACGATAAGGTCAACGTCCAGAATCTACCTAGCCGTGGGCCGAATGCTAAGAAGTTAAAGCGTAGCATTACCGCACCTGATGGGTACGTTCTAGTGGACTGTGACTCTTCGCAAATCGAAGCACGAGTATTGGCATGGTTTGCAGAGCAAGACGATCTGACCCAAGCCTTTGCGGATAAAGAAGATGTGTATGTGAAGATGGCTTCGCGTATCTACGGCGTTGCAGAATATGAGGTAACAAAAGAACAGCGGTTTGTTGGTAAGACTACAATCCTCGGTGCAGGTTACGGCATGGGGGCAGTGAAGTTTCAAGCACAGCTACAGACGTTCGGTACAGACATAGAACTGGACGAAGCACGGCGTATTATTAACATCTATCGTGACGCTAATTGGAAGATCTCAAATCTATGGCGCGATGCGAACTATGCGTTGCAGTATATGGAGCGTGGCGAGTCATTACCGTTTGGAAAGCGTGATGTTATAGAAGTGGTGAGTAAAAGACACGGTATCAAGTTACCGTCTGGTCTGGTTATGAAATACGAAGATCTGGAAGGAACTAAAACTGGCTACGGTGTTGAGTACACATACAAAACAAGGAAAGGCCGAACCAAGATCTACGGTGGCAAGGTTATTGAGAACGTGTGTCAGGCACTAGCACGTTGTATTATTGCAGAACAAATGTTAAAAATAGCAAAGAAGTATCGCCCAGTGTTAACTGTGCATGACTCTGTGGTAGTATGTGTACCCAAGGAATCTGCGAAGGCGGGTCAGGAGTACATCGAAGCGTGTATGCGCTATGTGCCAGAGTGGGCAGAAGGGTTACCACTAGACTGCGAGAGTGGTATGGCTAAATCATATGGAGATTGCGAGTAATGGAATTTACACCGTGGGACGAACTGTCTATCAGCCAGCGGGATCGACTTCATGCCGCTGATTCCGTTATAGAGGATGCGACATATTTACGGGAAGCCATGAACGCTAAAGAGATAACATTTGAGCAAGCTCTTATGGCACTACTTATATCTGAGTTACGTAACTTATATTATGCAAGTGGTTCGTGAGAATGAGTTACGTTATCTTGTTTACAGGTACGCCGCTCATGGATGGTAAATACACTCATATTGAAGCTGCTTATGGTGCTAAAGAAAGGTTTGTCAGAAGGTTTCCGAAGCTACGGTTTGACATAGCGCAGGTAAGTGACAAATTCGATCTTAGTGATGACATCTTCTGGGCAAATTATAAAGCGCGTCTCGAACAGGTGTACGATGAGGATGATGAAGATTGAACGTAGCGCCTTGGTCATTCAGTAAGATTAAGGCATTTCAACAGTGTCCTAAGCAGTTCTACCATGAAAAGGTGCTTAACCAGTATCCGTTCAAAGAGACTGAGGCAACACTGTACGGAACAGCTTTTCACGAAGCTGCGGAAACATACATCCGTGACGGTGGGGAGCTTGACCCAAGGTTTTCGTACGCTAAGAAAACTTTGGATGCGCTGAACGCCAAGAAAGGTGAGAAGCTGTGCGAAATAAAAATGGGACTGACCGAAGACTTAGAAGCGTGTAGTTTCTTTGCTAAGAATGTTTGGTTCCGTGGGATAGCTGACTTGTTAATCTTAAATCGTGATGACAAGTTAGCGTGGGTGATTGACTACAAGACCGGCAAGTCGGCAAGATATGCTGACAAGGGACAGCTGGAGCTTATGGCTTTGGCTACCTTCAAGCACTATCCCGAAGTGGAGACCGTTCGGGCTGGGCTATTGTTTGTAGTGAGCAATGATCTAATAAAGGATCGTTACACCACAGAAGATGAAAAGGAACTGTGGGCAAAGTGGATGGGAAACTACGCAGGTATGAGGGCTGCATTCGATAACGATGTGTGGAACCCAAATCCTAGTGGGCTATGCAAAGCATGGTGTCCTGTTCTTGAGTGTCCACACAACGGAAGAAACTGATGCCATACAAGAACAAAGCAGACCGCAAGAAACAGAAAAATCCTCCTGTGGGTAGTAAGGCGCATGAGGCACGTATGGAAAGACAACGTGCACGTCGAGCTATGGACAGAACGAGCCGCGATGCCAACAACGATGGTCGGGCAGATAAACGTGAAGGCAAAGACGTAAGTCACAATAAGCTGTTAAGCCGTGGTGGTTCAAACAAAGACGGCGTGCGTGTAGAAAGTAAAAGCGCCAACCGTAGTCGTAATGGTAAGAAGCCTTTGAAGAAAGCATCTGCCAGACCACGGCGTAGGCAGTGAGCGAGGAAGTCAAAGGTATTTTAGCTGGAGTTAGTGTCGCTGCTGGTATATATCTCGTAGCGTTTGTTTTGTATTTATTGGCTTAGGTCAGGGGGTCTCCTTTCTCCCAGTTAGCACGTTCCCGTCCGTGTGACCGAAGACGGGACTTATTCATAGTGGGGGGCATATGGGGTCGGGTGAGTGATGGCATCCGACTGCTCCCAAGGCGTTATCCTTAAGCCTTGCTAAAGAAAGGGTGAAATGAAGTGCGCTCCCCCACGCATCGTTAGTTGTGGCGATGAGTTTGAAGGCGTCAATTTCACCAGCCATCACAACCAGTTTTGGGGTACGGCCCGTCAGTAATGGTGGGCCTCAACCGGATGCTCGGCGTAGGCAAACCTTACGGCCCTGCCCCACTTTTTATTGGAAGGGATATGAGAGTCATAGACAACAAAGCCTTACTACTCAGGCTCCGCAATAACCAACAGGTCACGCAGGTCATACCTAAAAGTAAAGCACTACCTGATAACAAAGTAGTGGTTAATTGGGGTATTGACGAAACTCATGTGCTCAAAAACCTCGGTATAAACGCACCGTCTCCTATCGAAGGGCGGTACGAATGGACGGGTAAACACCAACCGTTTGCCCACCAAAAAACTACTTCGTCGTTCCTAACCCTCAACAAACGCGCCTTCTGTTTCAACGAACAGGGCACCGGCAAAACAGCCAGTGCGATCTGGGCAGCAGATTTCTTGATGAACCAAGGGAAAGTAAACCGTGTGCTGGTTATATGCCCGCTGTCGATCATGGATTCTGCATGGAAAGAAGATCTTTTTACCTTTGCCATGCACCGTACCGTCGATATTGCTTACGGTTCTGCTAAAAAACGCGCCGAAGTAATCAACAGTAGTGCCGAGTTTGTAATAATTAACTATGACGGAGTGGAGATCGTAGAGGACGATGTAGCAGCAGGTGGGTTCGATTTAGTAATTGTTGACGAAGCCACACACTACAAGAACTCACAGACGAAGCGGTGGAAGACACTGAACAGATTGCTTGGCCCTGACAAATGGCTTTGGATGTTGACAGGTACACCCGCAGCGCAAAGTCCAGTCGATGCTTACGGCCTAGCAAAACTCGTTAACCCGAAAGCTGTACCTCGCTTCTTTGGGTCGTTTAGAGATATGGTCATGTACAAAGTGACTAACTTTAAGTGGATACCCAAACCCGATGCTACCGAAACCGTCTTCAAAGCACTGCAACCCGCGATACGGTTTACAAAAGAAGAGTGCCTAGACTTACCTGACATTGTTTACACAAAACGAGAAGTTGAGTTAACCCGGCAACAGAACAAATACTACAAAGAACTGAAAGACAAAATGGTTATGCAGGCGGCTGGTGAAGAAATCACTACACATACCGCAGCCGTAAATATGAACAAGCTCCTGCAAATAAGTTCTGGTGCAATCTATACAGATAACGGTGAGACTTTAGAGTTTGACATCAAACACCGATACAAAGTGCTGCGTGAAGTCATAGACGAATCAAGTAAAAAAGTTTTGATATTTGTGCCGTTCAAGCACACGATCAAGTTGCTTGCCGATAAGCTACGCGCAGATAAGATCACCACAGAGGTCATTAGCGGGGCGGTCAAGGCAACAGATCGCACGCGCATATTCAAAGACTTTCAAGAGAAGAGTGACCCCAAAGTATTAGTTATACAACCACAGGCGGCAGCGCATGGTGTAACGCTCACCGCTGCTAACACGATAGTGTGGTGGGGGCCAACAAGTTCCGTCGAAACCTACGCACAGGCGAATGCTCGTATCCACAGAGCGGGTCAGGATCACAAATGCACAATCGTGCAGTTACAGGGATCGCACATCGAAAAGCGTGTGTACGCATTGCTAGACAATAAGATCGACACGCACACAAAAATCATAGATTTGTACAAAGAAATACTTGCGTAAGCCACAAGCTGCTATTACTATGCAGTCCTCACCATAAAATACCACTATGGGGATGCAAATGGATACGAGCATTGAAGGCAGCACTCTGCCTATAGATAAGTTAACTAAGGTTTTCTTCAAGATAAAAGAAAAGCGCGAAACATTGAAAGCAGCTTTTGACTCTGAAGACCGTGAACTGGAAGCGAAACAAACTAAAATTAAGGCTGTTCTTTTAGATCACTTGAAGGCCACAGGCCAAAAGAGTGGTAAGACTGAAGCAGGCACGTTTTATCGCTCAGTGAAACAACGGTACTGGACAAACGATTGGGAGTCCATGCACAAATTCGTACTAGAAGAACAAGTGCCAGAGTTTTTTGAAAAGCGTCTGCATCAAGGTGCCGTGAAACAGTTTCTTGAAGACAACCCAGATAAGTTACCCAAAGGACTAAACGTAGATTCGGAGTACGTCCTTACGATGAGGAAGTCTAAATGAATACACTGGTGCCAATCGAAGACGTAGCAAAGCATTTTAGCGTGAGTCTATCCACGGTTCGTAAATGGGCGCGTGATGGAGTCATACCAGAAAATATGTATGTGAAAATAGGACATACCCAGCGGTTTGACCTAGATCGTGTGGCAGATGCTTTGATGCGGTACAAAGAAAAAAGCTCATCGGAAACCTACGAAGTAGCGTATGTGGAAGGTGGTTTTGGTGATGTTGATGACGACATCTAATGCACCGGATAAGTATTCAAGGAGGTAAGTTTTCTGGGGCGAAGAGCGGCACTGAAACTACGTTAGATGTAGTTATTGTAAATGCAGGGCCAGTATCACGTTCTTATTATGCGGGAGAGTTTGACCCGCAGCTTACAAAATCTCCTACATGTTGGTCGGTAGATACACAAAGACCAGCGGCAGAAGTGCCAGAGGATCAGAAACAAAGTTCGAGATGCATGGATTGTCCTCACAATATCCGTGGTTCTGGAGCGAAGGGGGGTAGAGCCTGCCGATTCTACCAGCGGCTAGCAGTCGTTGAAGAGTCAGACTTTGATACGGTGTATCAGTTACAGGTTCCCGCCAGCAGTATATTTGGTAAAGAGGCAAGTAAGAGTTGTATGCCCTTGCAAGCCTACGCCAAATTTTTGAGTGGGCATGGCACACCGTCTATGGCGGTTGTCACCAGAATTAGTTTTGACGAAAACAGCAGTGTGCCAAAACTTTTTTTCTACCCACGAAGAGCGTTAGAAGAAGAGGAACTAGAAACGATTAGATTGCTAGTAGATCAAGACGATGTACTAGAGGCGATTACAACCAGTTTTGTGGTTGAGTCACTGTTCAATGTAGCGGAAGGGTTCAATATAAATAGCCAATCAGGAGACCAAAATGGCTGAAGATTTTATGCACTACCAAATGACTAATGTGGAGGCGTTATATCCAAAACTTGATACTACATACAAGTTTGATAATCGCGCTAACGGAGGTAGAGGTGGTTCTGTCAAGTGCGATGCACTGGATGACGGTGCCGAATACTCTATGTCGTTTTTAATGGCTGAAGCAGAAGCTAAAGAACTGTACAAAGCGATGAAGAACGCTTACAAGCAAAAGAAAGAGGACAGTTGGCCCGACAAGTTCCCACTCCCATTTAAGAAACAGGAGGACGGTAGGTTCTTAGGTAAAGCCAAGTTGAAAGGGGCATACGGCACCGATAAAACAACACCCCCTCTGCAAGTGGACGCAAAGAATAACAAGTTACCAGCAGACTTTCAGTTGACCTCTGGTAGCATCGTGAATCTTGCGTTTACCTTTGTCCCTTACAGCGTACAGGGCACCGGCGTTAGCCTACGTCTTAACGGCGTACAGGTTATTGATCTCAAGCCAATGCAGTCCCGTTCACCCTTTGGTGTTGTGGACGGTGGGTTTGTGGCCCAGCCGGATAACCCGTTCAGTGATACCACAAAAAGCACCGATGTCGAGTTGGAAGATGACGACTCAGATGACATCTTTAATTCTGTTGAGGAAGAAGCCCCAGCACCGAAAGAGCCTAAAAAGGTTGTCAAGAAGTCTGCCCCTGCACCCACAGACGATGATGACGTTTCCGCTCTGATTGAGGAGTGGGACGACTAACTTAACGGGATACCCACTGCGGCTAGGTAACACCGAAAAGGGTGTGGCGACACCCCTGCCGCAGTGTCTCTTGATGTCTAACACGTTAGACATTTTGGAATTTTACGGGTGCAATTATGGATACAAGAATTTTCTTGCGGAAGATTCTGCCCAGCCAAGGAGTATACGTTCTCTGGTGCAACAACACAGAACTTAAAAGACACACACGAACACTGTCATTTGAGGATATAGATGAGTTAGCAGCGCAGGCAACGGGATACGACGATAACGGTTGGGACGCTTATTTCGCGTTGAGTGCTTTCAAGGAAGAAGGCACTCGTAAGGCAACAGATGCTTCACATATCAAAGCTCTGTTCCTTGACATTGATGTGGGGGAGGACAAACCACACACTAGCAAGCAACACGCACTGCAAGAGCTAAAGCGTTTTTGTAGCGTGTTAGACCTACCTAAACCGATGCTTTTGGACTCAGGTGGTGGGATACACACCTACTGGGCATTTACGGAAGACGTAAACATAGCGGACTGGAAGCCGGTAGCTGAGAAGTTCAAGGCTTTATGCGCCGAACACAAGTTTCTCATAGATACAGCAGTGCCTGCGGATGCAGCTAGAGTGCTACGCATATTAGGTACGCACAATTACAAGTTCGATACCCCCGT